GTTGGCTGATAAAATACTAGAAATGGAAGAGCTAGACCCTTCGCCCCATTATAATGTCCTTGATGCCTCGTGCTGGAACAAGACAGGCTTCGGACCATCTATCGCTGAAACAATGATGAGAGCAGGAGTTCGGTGGACACCATCAGACCGAAGTAGAATACAAGGAAAGATGGAATTACACAGAAGACTATCTGACGACCCCTACTCCCAAGAGCCGCGTTTAAGAATCTTCTCCACTTGTAAACACACTGTCGCACAGATGTCAGGTATTCCGCTGTCCAAAACCAATAGTGAAGACGTTGATACCAAAGCTGAAGACCACGCATATGATGCACTCCGTTATATGGTTATGACTCGTACAAGTAGTTATACATCAATTCACAAGACATTGCAAGGCATAAAAGAACAAGTATACCAACCCATGGACACGACTTTCGGATACTAGATGGCACTCACAGCAATAGAATTAGCAGAAAAAGCAAAAGCAGGTACGCTCACTGTAGGTGAAGCTATTGACTTTGGTGAGGCCAACGCTGATAAGACGGGTCAGACAACCTACAAAAAGAACATGCCTACGCTTCGTAACAATATTACCAAGCTAGGTTTAAGTCTTGACATGCCTTACAAAGACTTAAAAAATAACGTAGAACTGTTCACCATCGAAGGTACACCGCAGGGTGTCAAGCCTGCAAACAGAATAACGCCTATTCAAAACCTAGAATCTATTTTGCGAGGCACTGAGAACGCACCATTCAATCGCTACGGGGTCACCGGAGTTATGGAAAAAATAGGTGCTGTAGAAGAGGTTATGTACCCCAAACTTGCAGGTGCAGGCAGTGCAGGTGGAACTCAACGTACAGGACTTGCTGGTACACGTCCTATGCAGGGACTTCTTTCTCGCGCAGACTTTCTTGGTATTTATAAAGAGGCCCTACCAGAAATTGCTGCAAAGTACAACCAAGCTACTGCAGATATCATGCAGTATCATGCCACTACAGCAACAAGACCAGAGCAATTATTAGGTTTTAAAAAATCTGATGTGGTTGTCGGGCCTGATACTATAACTTTAAAAGCCAAAGATAAAACAAAGAAAGACCGCAAGGGCCGCCCTGAACTTAGCTATTCAAAAGATTCTAAAATAGGGCGTATGCTTCTTAATAACTACGAATCTACCACGTCAGAGCTTCTGTTTGATGTAACAGAGGGTGAGTTCACCGATGCTTTTAAGAATCACATAACGCCTCGTTTGAAGCCCTTTGAAAAGGTACTGCCTCTCGCAGAAGATAGAAGCAGGGGTCCTGACGGAAAAATTGTAACAACCACTAAACCTGTTTTTACACCCTCCGCTATCCGGCATATCATACCCCGTTTTCTAGAGCAAGAATTTAATTTCAGTAAAGATATCATCGAAGGCATAATGGGCCATACCGGAGCAAGCACCCTGAGTAAAAACTACACAGGTATGGTTCCCAAGCGTGACCTCTCTCTTTTCCTACAAAACCCTGAAGAGTTTAGTACGACTGCTTTTGGAGAGGCAGGTAAACCGCGAATAGACCTTTCGCTACTTTCTGACGAAGATAAAGAAGCTATTGCCAAAGAACAACGAGATACTGTGATAGTAGAAGAACGAGCAGCAAAGAGTCAAGCAGAAGCTGTGGAAGCAGAGGCACTTGCTAAAAAAACATCTACGTTAGCAGCTATAACGCCTGAAGATATTCAAAAAGCTGAAGAAGCTGAACGGTCTTTACAAGAGGCTAAGGCTAGAGGTGCAGAGACTGCTAAATCAGCAGGTAAAGCAACTTTAAATAAAACTCCTGCATCTGCCACCTCAAATTTAAGTGACTACTTAGACCAAAATCCAGAAGTTAAAAATCAACTGGAAAAAACTGGTTTATTAAATAGGTTTCTTACTAAGCTGCCCGGCCCCATTAAAAAGTCATTAGGGCCTCTGGGTTTAGGTCTGACTGCAGCAACTGCTGCCTCGACAGTAACTGAGGTAGAAGCGGCTACAGGCTCTCCTGCCCTTGCTGCCATCGCTGGCGCATCAGAGTTTGGCCCTATAGGGTACAGTGACGTACGAGACATTGCTGCTGGACGGTCAGAGCCTGACACGTTTGGCACAACACCTGCTAGTCGTATAGCTGCCGAAGAACAGGCGGGTTTTATCGACTTAGGACGTGACAGGGGACCTGAAGCCGCTCCTGCCACTCAACAAGACCAAGGCTTTTTATCTAGATAACAAGGAGGCAGAAATGCCAGACAACAATTACAACTACGGCGCAGCGTACATTATGAACTCTGATAAAGTCAGCGTTGATACAGACGAAGGCGCATCTAAGCTATACCGTGAAAAGCCTGAGTTCGACACGGCTGTACAAAACTTGGGTGGACTTGCAGAAGCTATGCCTAAGAAACAAACAAAGCCTACAGTAGAAGCCTCATTCAACACGATGGCTGACGATAGAAACTACTTTAGCTAGGACTTCATATGTCAGAAGATAATTTCCTTCAACCCGAAGATGACACTACTATCTCGGTATCAGATGCGGATGAGCAATTTCCGGGTCTGGCAGGGTACGTAAAACAGAAGTTCGAAGAAGCTGAAAACGGGCGGTTCTCCTATGAACAACGCTGGTTGCAAGCCTATAAGAACTTTCGTGGTGTAACTGACTCTACGACACAGTACAGAGACTCTGAACGGTCGAAGGTTTTTGTTCGAATCACTAAGACAAAAGTTCTTGCTGCCTACGGGCAGATTATGGACATCCTCTTTGCAAACAAGAAGTTTCCTTTGGTTGTGCAGTCTTCGCCAATGCCTGAGGGAATAGCAGAATTTGCACATATGGAAACCCCCATCGACCAGATGGAACAAGAAGACCCATACGGGTTTGTCGGAGATGGTCGGGACCTACCGCCCGGAGCATTGGGTTCTTTGCCCTCTAAAGGGTTTCTAGGCGGCCTTGAAGGTGAAATGGGTAGTCTACCCCTTGCCGAAGGTCCTTCGCGTGTGGGTGAGCCTCAAATCAGCCCTGCACAGAAGGCAGCTTTGAACATGGAGAAGTGTATCCATGACCAACTGCTGGATACCAACGCTGTGAATGTCTTGAGAAAAGCGATATTCGAGTCATCTCTTTTGGGTACGGGTATTGTCAAAGGTCCCTTTAACTTCTACAAGCGTATCCACAAGTGGGAACGCAATGAAGAAGGAGAGCGTGAGTACGCTCCTTACGAGAAGACTGTCCCTCGGATTGAGATGGTATCAGCGTGGGACTTCCACCCTGACCCGTCTGCTACGAGCGTAGATGACTGTGAGTATGTCATCGAACGTCACAGACTGAACCGCCAGCAGTTACGTGCCTTGATTAAACGTCCTCACTTCATAGCAGAAGCTATCGAGGAGTGTCTTGCAAAAGGTGCTAACTACGAAGACAAGTACTATGAAGACACCATCCGCGAAGATGAAACAGAGCCGTACGTATCAGAGAGCAGATTTGAAGTCCTAGAATACTGGGGCGTTCTCGATTCTCAGCTTGCCGAAAAAGCAGGCTTTACTGATACCGATTCGATGAGTCAGTTCGATGAACTGCAAGTCAACGTGTGGGTTTGTGGAAATATGATTCTACGGTGTGTTCTCAACCCGTTCACTCCTGCTCGTATTCCATACCAAGTGTTTCCATACGAAGTCAACCCTTATCAGTTGTGGGGTGTCGGCGTAGCAGAGAACATGGAAGATGCCCAGAAGTTGATGAACGGTCACGTTCGTATGGCGATTGATAACCTAGCTCTTGCTGGCAACATGGTATTCGACGTAGATGAGGCCAGCCTCGTACCCGGACAGAACATGGACATCTTTCCCGGAAAGATATTCCGTCGTCAGTCAGGGGTCACAGGCACAGCTATCAACGGCTTGAAGTTTCCGAATACCGCACCTGAGAATATTCAGATGTATCAAATCAGCCGTCAGCTTGCAGATGAGGAGACAGGCATACCTTCTGTTATGCACGGTCAGACGGGCGTATCAGGCACAGGTCGTACCGCATCGGGGCTTTCGATGCTCATGGGTTCTGCAGGTCTGTCTATGAAGACTGTCGTCAAGAACATCGACGACATGCTTCTCAAGCCTTTGGGCGAGGCATACTTCCAGTGGAACATGCAGTTCAACGACAAGTCTCCCGACATCGAAGGCGACTTGGAAATCAAACCTCGTGGTGTGGCTGCTGTTATGCAGAAGGAAGTTCGTAGTCAGCGTTTGACAACACTACTTCAGACAGTTGCCAATCCGATGCTGGCTCCGTTTGTCAAGATACCGAACTTGATGCGGGAGTTGGCTATATCGCAGGACATCGACCCTGATAGTCTTGTCAACGATACGAACGAAGCTCAGATTTACGCACAGATGTTACAAGGAATGATGGCAAATGCTCAACAAGCACCAAGCGCAGAAGCTGGCCCCGCTGGTCAACAACAAGGAATGGGTCCTGCTGGAGGAGTACCTCAAGGACCTCCGGGAATTGACGATTCAGGGCGTGGTGATGGCACAATCGGAGTCGGAACTCCGCCAAGCGCAGGGGAAGCTGGCTTTACTGGAAATGCTCCTCAAATTGAAGAGTAATCACGAGGCGGTAATAAAGAATGGTTGATAGAATTGAAATAGGAGTAGGACCCCGTATATCTTACGACGAGTCTAGACGTATAAGTTTTTCAGGCGGCAACAAGGAAGTGCTGACAAGAGACCAGTACCAAAACTCCTACGTCGATTTTTTCAACCAAACCTTAGGGATGCCCACCTTAGGAGAAGAGACAGGCATAGACGTTTCAACTCCTGAGATAGCAGGGGTTTCTACAGGGCAAGATAACAGTGATGGATATGAAGATTCCCAAACCACACTGCAGACTAACTTAAACAAGGCTCTAGCCGGAGACCGTAGACCTTTCGGGGGAACCTTTAAGTACGGGGCAGACGCTTATAATCCTGATTTTGACCTCAACGCTCATTTACAAAAAAACAATCCAGATAGACTTAATATATTTAACAGTCTTACAGGGCCTCTTGCTACAGGAAACTTTTCCGACGTGGATTTGGGAGCTGTGTTCGACTCTGCTGCAAAAAGCGTTACAGAGCTACCCGGCTCAGTTGGAAAAACTGCCACAGAATTAAAGCGAGAAGGTTTTGTAAAAACCCTAGAGGCTAATAAAGAAAAAGCAGCCAGTACTCTTTTTGGTATGTTGGGAGGTATTCCCGGTGCTGTTGCAGGAAGTTTCATAGGAGGCAAAGCGGATAAAAACGCCTTTGGAAATACCAGCTTTAGACCCGGTGGAGCTTTAGGTGGTGTCTTCGATTTTCTGACTGCCAAACAGAGCGACCACATAACTAAGATTAAAGCTGCCACATCAGCAGGGTCTTCCGCTAAAGGGTTTGCCATGACTCTCGGAAACTTTGGCATAACTCGTCCTCCGGGAAGCCGTGCCTACACGGGAAACATGAGAGGGATGAGCCACGTTCAAGTCAAAGCCTTAGAAGCTCTGAGTAAAGGGTTCGTTCCGTCTGGATACAATATCGTAACTGAAACAGGCAAGAAGCTGACAGACGAGGGTTACACAACAGGTCAGTTAAGCACGGGTTCGTTCTATCGAGATGATGGTGCTGTCATGTCAGCAGACGGCAGGACTGTTGCTGGTGCTGGGTATGAAACAGATGCCAGAGCGCTTGCCACAAAATTTGGAGTGGACTACGACATACGCAGGGAGGATGTTTTAACCGTTATAAACGATGCGCGGCGAAATGGAGGCGGTCTAGAAGCGGGCATGATAACGCTGTCTGGAAATAACATCACGTCATCTATGAACTTCTACGGGGCAGACTCTGGCGTTGCTGGCACTGGGGCTGTTGTGGCTCCTGACAATTATAATTATGACGAAGGAACAGACCTTGAGGGGCCACCAACAGATTCTAGTGTAACTCAATACGACACACCAGAATTTGACGGCAGCGGCGGCGATACCGGTCAAGGCGGGTACGATGACAACCAAGCAGCCCAAGACCGCCAAGAAGCTGCCGACGAAGCGACAGGAGACGGACGTTCCGGCGGTCCTGAGGATGGACGTGCCTTGGGAGGTCGCATCGGCATGGCTGCAGGTGGACAGATGGCAGCAGGCATGGAACCGTCTGGATTTATCGGTGCGCCGCCTAGTCAGGTACCCGAAGGACAGACAGTTGCAGACAACGTGAATACCCAAAAGCCAGAGGGAACATTTGTCATAAATGCAGCAGCCGTGGAGTTCGCAGGAGAACAAGATATCGTCAAGATGCTCAATGACGCACAAAAAGAAGCAGTTAGACGTGGAATAGCACTTGACAATGACGAATCTAGCGGTAAACTAATAGATGTGGCTGTATCACGCGGAGAAGTGACAGTTGCACCTTACCTCGTCAAAATCATCGGTGAAGACCGCCTTACCAAGATAAACAATCGGGGTAAGCCGGAAACTCGAGAGCGCATCCAAGAGAATGGTCAGCAGATGGCTGCACAGGGCGGGTTCATCGGACTTGCTAATGGGGGCATGGCTAACAGTTCTGAAAACTACGAAGATAAGATAATTGTAGACGAAGTACGTCGCAAGATGGAAGCTATATTTAAGACAGCAGAAGAAAGAGGAATAGACGTTACCTCTGAGTACCCCGGTCCCGAAGAACAAAAATACTTTGAAGACATAGCCCGTTTAAATCCGGGAACACAGCCTATTACGGGGAACTGGTCTGCAGGTCTGGGAGAGATGAATGTTCCTAATACTAAAACCCCGACTTTATTTAACCTGTTTGCTTTAGCAGAAGAGATGGCGCATACGGAGTTTTTTGATAATATAAATAAAAAGGCAGAAGCTGACCCTGATTACGAAGCTGTATTTGAACAGAGTGAAGAGGGTAGATTTGCAGAAGAGCTACGTGCTAAAATGATAGCTTTTGAAACTGTAGGCGGATTGCTACCTGCAGGTAAAGCAACCGCAGATATGACACTAAACGATTATGCTAGTGACTTTGTTTATTATCTAAAAAATAACGCGGATAAATCCGTATACGAAGCAATGCTAAAGAAGTACCCCAGTTTAAAAAATGCAAAATCTGCAGTGCTGCCTATGGCTGAAGGTGGGTTCCTTGAAAATCCACAAGCGTATGCTCTCGGTGATAAAGTAAAAGTGTACAGAGGGGAACCTCTCGACTTAGAAAAAGTAAATCCAACAGACTATGGATACGGAAGTGACGACGTTGGTAAATTCCATACTCCCGATAAAAACCGCGCAAGAAAATTTGCAGCAGGTGGAGGGAGAGGCAACCAAGTTATCCTCAGTCGTAAAGTTACTATGGACCAACTTTTTGACGGAGTAGAAGAGGCTTGGAAAGTACAAGGTAAAAAGAAAACAGACTACTTTGCCAAAATGCCCAAAAAAGAACTCGATAAGAACTTAAAGTTTATAAAAAGCCTGAGGGCTGCCTACGCATCAGGAGAACGCTCTGTAGATTCTATGGTTATGTTTTTGCAAGAGCAAGTATTTGACGGTAAATCTAAAATAGACTTTATGGAAACTTTTAAAAATGACCCATTGTCTGGCGGTAAACTTTTAGTTAAAGCTATTGGCAAGGTAGCCACCAAAGCAGCACCACCTATAGCTATACTAGAGAGGGCATTCAACGCCACGCCTGTAGCCGACGCTACTTTAGGCGACTCTTTTTTAAATAGCTCGGCAACTCCAGACTTTACAAAGAATAAGAATTAGTCAGCTACCCGCAATACTGCGGCCCTGACATAACCGAAGCGGCTACCTACACGCCAAGTAGCCCCGCACTATGAGGTAAAGAAATGGCAAAAGCAAGAGGCCACCGTGCCAACAAACCTAACGATTCATTTGGTGCAATAAATAATGATTCGTTATATCGTGGAAAGCACCGTGACGCAGTTTACATCGACGACGATGATGAAGACAACGAAGCGGAAGAAACTACAGAAACACAACAAGCGAACACCGAAGAGGCCACTTCGCAAGATAGCACCAGTTTCGTAGAGAATAAAAAAGAAGCGGAACACGATTACAAGAAACGCTATGATGACTTAAAGCGACACTACGACGAAAAAGTAGGAGAGTTCAAGTCAGAAGTAGAATCACTTCGCAACACGATGACAGAACGGGCGGCAGAAATGCCTAGGGGTGTAACACCACCTCGTACGCAAGAAGAACTCGCAGAGTTCAAGGAGCGTTACCCTGACGTTTTTGAAGTAGTACAAACTGTGTCCTCTATGCAAACAGAGTCACAAGTTTCAAAACTACGCGAAGAATTGGGAACTATCAAAGACCGGGAACAGGAACTAGAGAAGCAGAAAGCCTTCGAGGAACTGCTACGGCTCCACCCAGACTTCGACGAACTCAAGACAAGTGATGAGTTTCTAAAGTGGCTAGAAGACCAGCCACAGTCCATCGCAGATGGCATCTATAAGAATAACAAAGATGCTAAGTGGGCGGCACGGGTCATAGACCTCTATAAAGCCGATACTGGCTTAACCAAGAAGAAATCTAAGTCTTCACCATCAGCAGCAGATGCAATTACAAAAACCCCTGCTAGGGACGTAAGCACCAATGCTGGTAACAAGAAGATTTGGAAGGCTTCAGAAATTCGTACCCTAAAACCGTGGCAGTTCGAAAAGCTAGAAAGCGAAATCGACGCTGCCCGTTCTGAAGGTCGAATAGATTTAAACAACTAACTAAACCTCAAAAAATGGAAGGATTGAACTCATGGCGTTCGATACTGCTGCAGGTTATGGTAACCTGCCTTCCGGTAACTTTGCACCGGAAATTTTCAGCCAAAAGGTTCTCAAGTTTTTCCGTCGTGCTTCGGTTATTGAAGATATTACAAATACCGATTACGCTGGCGAAATTGAAAACTTTGGCGATACAGTCAAAATCATTAAGGAGCCGACTGTAACTGTCTCTTCTTATCAGCGAGGCTCTGTGGTAAACCCACAAGACTTGGCTGATGACCAAATCTCTATGGTCGTTGACAATGCAAACGCTTTCGCGTTTAAAATTGACGACATCGAAGAGCGTCACTCACACATCAACTTCGAAGCACTTGCCACCTCTTCTGGTGCGTTTGCTCTGAAGCGCAAGTACGATGCTGCTGTTCTACAGCACATCTCTGATGCCGCTGGTATTGCAGCGTCTGCCGTTTCTGGTACGACTCTAACAAATACCGCAGCAGCAGGCACACTAGGAACAGCCAATGCTCCTATTAACGTTGAAACAAATGACAACGGCATCAATCTGATGTTGGCTATGGCTCGTCTACTTGACGACCAGTCTGTGCCTGAAGAAAACCGCTGGTTTGTAGCACCTCCAATCTTCTACGAGAAGATGTTCCAAGCTGGTAACAAAATTGCTGAAGTCCAAGTGACTGGCGATGCTTCATCTCCGCTGCGTAATGGCCTTGCCATCAACGGTTCCTTCGCTGGTTTCCGTTGTTACAAGTCTACTGCACTAAACAGCACAGGTGGAACTGACCAAGTAACTCTGACTGACGGCTCCGCAACTCTTGCAACAGACGGCTCCGAGAACGTAGTTCTTGCTGGTCACATGTCTGCTGTAGCGACTGCATCCCACATCGCTAAAACCGAAGTGGTTCGTTCAACTGAGTCATTCTCTGATGTCATTCGTGGACTTCACGTTTTTGGTCGCAAAGTACTGCGTCAAGAAGCTGTTGTTCGTGGCGTCATTGACTTCGCGTAAGGGGGGCTAGATAAATGGCTACTATTGATTTCACCATAACAGGTGGGGGAACTGTAGGACACCCCGCTCACGCGATTCGTCCTTACGTTGTGCAGTCAAAGATTTTTGATGCTGCCGACGCAAACCTTACAGCTAACGATGTCATTAAAGTGATTGACCTACCGGACAACTCAATTGTTCTTGGTGGTTGCCTTGATGTCCTTGAAGCTGGTGGTTCTAGTGTGACTTTTGACGTTGGTGTCAGCACCGACATTGATGCCTTCTGTGATGGTGTCGATGGCAACGCTGATGCTATCTACAATTTTCACCCTACAGCAGCAGGTATCAACACAGTAATTGCTACAGACGCTATCCAAGTTAAAATCTTGGGTGCAGATTCTGCTGTAGTTCGTTTCCGTGTTATTGCTCTGATTGCTGACATTGGTGACCCAACTAAGTTGGTCCAGACTGCTTCAGTTCAGACTGGCGTGTAACATTGATTGAGGGGGAGGGGAAACTTTCCCCCTTGACGACTTTTTAATTTCATGATATAAGCAGCTATCCTCTGCAGGGATATACCCCTAATGTTCAAAGCAATACTTTTCATATGTAGCCCGCTACTAGGCAGTACCGAGTGTTTAGAAATAGAAGACACCCGTGGTCCGTATGATACAAGAGGAGAGTGCATATCTCGTGCAGTAGAAATGTATCATTCTACGCAGTTAATAGTACCGCCCCCATATAAATCTGTTAAGTACAAATGTGAGAGTGGGATATAATGCCCCGTAAAAAAGAAACACCTATAAAGAAAACAACTAAAGGAAAGGGTGCTAACTACCGCCCTACCAAGTCTGGCGCAGGTATGACTGCAAAAGGCGTTAAAGAATATAAGAAAAAGAATCCCGGTTCTAAACTGAAGACAGCAGTTACAGGCAAAGTTAAGCCCGGAAGTACAGCGGCTAAACGTCGTAAATCTTATTGTGCTAGGTCAGCAG